CACCTACATGATAACGATGTAGTTGCGTATTATGAACTAATGTTGAATAATAGGAGAATCAAAAAATGTCACTCGGTTTAATTTTAAACCACACTTACGAACATGGTTGTGCAGTTTGTAAACTTGTTAAGGGCACACTTTCAAAGATAATGTCATTATGTATCGGAATAACAGAATCTAGTGGAAGGGCGAAGGCGGCCGCAGAACTAACACGCATGGGTTACTATGAAGAAGCGAAGAATTTAATGATGGAGGATTCAAAATGAGTACGCAAACACTCACACGTTTTTACTGCTCCTTCTGTGATATAGTTGCAAACTTTTTCAAAGGGTTTATCGAAGAAAGTCGATTTGATCCTAATTGGGATAGTCAAGCATTTAAGCAATTGTCTGATCTAAGTGATCGTGAATTACGCGACATTGGTATTTGTCGTAGTGATATTAAGAACATTGCCAAAGGTGGCAGAATGTATAGAGGGGGAGACTTATAATGGATGCATTTTTGTTGGAAGGATTAAATCGGTGGAGAAAATCGCAACAAGCAAATTGTCGCTCGTATGCAGGATTTTTAACACTTGAAGGTTTGTAAAAGTCTGTAAAGAATTAAAATAAATTCTAAGTCTTTGTTTTTACAAGGACTTTTTTTTGTCTTTTTTTTATAAATTACTTGACTTTGTTGTGATAACAAGGTATAATGGTTACATAGAATAAAGAAAGAGATAGAAATATGATTACTAAAGAACACAAATATGTCGCCACAACTAACGACTACAAAGTTGGTGAGAGAGTTGGAGTGAAGTGTGTTGGTACTGATGTTTGGGCTTGGGGCGAGGTTGTTGGAGTCACTGCCAAACGGATTCGTGTTTATAATGAAGTGCGTGGATTGGTTGGTTTGTACGCTCCACAGAATGTTGAGAAGTGTTGGTGATAATTAGTTATATGTATATAACAAAGTGTTCTAACAAAACAGTTGACTTGTTATGAAAACAATGGTATAATTAGTTATAGAATTAAGAAAGAGAAAAGAATTATGAATAAAATTATTGTTAAACAACTAGTCGATTTTAAGAATTATCTAAAAGGTTATTATGGCGAAAATGGACTTTATGCAAAAACAGAGTTTGCTACTGAAACCCAAATTCAGTCTGCAATTTTTGACTACTACACCAGCATACACGAAGAAGGTGCTGGGTTAGGGACTTGGGGTGATGGAGACTCGTTAGATCGTGAACGTGTTGCTGCCATTCTGATTGACAAATATGGCGTTGAACTTTATTAATTAGGAGAATATATTATGGGTTTATTAGTTAGTGTTTACAGAGATTTAAATGGAATAGACTGTACCAATGGTGGAGTTTCTTCTACAGATATTAAAGGGTTGTGCTTGACAAATGTGTCAGGCCCTTTCAATCCTTCTGAGGTTTACCCTGCTGCGGTAATGGTAGTTCGTCATTTTGGATTCGGTTCTGTACTGTCGATTGTTCCAGAAGAAAACTTCAAGGGACAACATATGTTTGGTGGAAACTACGCCTCAAGTTCAGACAGTCGCTTCGGTGAAGCAGGACGTAACATGTTAGAACAACCAGAAGCGTTTATCGGTGCTATCCCTATTCACGACAGGTACGAAGGTTAGTTATATGTATATAACAAAGTGTTCTAACAAATCACTTGACTTTTGTTATTAAAACATGTATAATGGTTACATAAGATAAAGAAACCAACAAAGAGAGTATATATTATGGAACAGCAACTTATTGATTACATCACTCAACGCAATGCAGATACCCAAGAGTGGGTTGACGCCAAGGAAGGTCGGGCCGCTGGATTCATTCCAACTGACCCTGCTTTCTTTGAAAGTAATGGGTGGACAACACTCAAGTCTTACCAACGTGGTATGTTGGAAGCAACCGCATATGACATGTGTGGTGAGGCGTACTCAAAGTCGTTTGCTCGTTCTATGAACTTCAAGATGATGACGAACGCTCAACTTGATGCTGAAATTGAAAGTTATAGTGCCAGCATTGAGGCGGATATGAAACAAGAGGCTGAGTATGAACAGGAGTGTGTTGTTACCTTTCAGTCTATTATAGACAAAACCATTGCAAATGGTGCTCGTGATGAAGAGACTGCTTTGCGCTGGTTGATAGATGGTACGAAGTTCTACAGTGGACAGTGTGTGGAATCCTTTGTTTGGGAACATGGTATTCTGTTTACTCAGTATGGCAAGGAGCTAGTCTCCAAAATCAAAAACATTGTAACTTACGAGGTTGATTAAAATGGTAAATGAACTACATGACTTAAAGATGTTAGAGGAAATCTTGGATAAGGTTCAAGGTGCTTTTCTAAAAACACCAACCCCTAAAGATCAACGATATGCAATAAGTCAATTGCAGTCAATGGTTGCAGAGAAACGCAAAATAATTGCTGACTTCGAAAAGGAATTTGAATGTGGTTGAGAAAACCCCATTTCTGTGTTCGATAAATAGTCTTGCAATTATGTTATCTTAGAGAGGTAGTAACTATGACACCAATTGAATTATCACTTTTATGTACATCTTGTCTTGCAGTATCGTATTACATCGGAGTTCACATCGGTAAGAAAGAATCATTGACAGATGCAGTAGAGTTTACATTGGATACTTTGGAGAAGGGTAACTATATTAAATTCAGATATAACAAAGAAACTAAGGAAAAAGAACTAATACCACTTGACAAATGAGAGTAAACATGGTATTATATGATGTAATGAAAAAAGAGTTAAATATATTATGTACAAAACAATAGAAGAGGCAGAGATTGCCGCTAAAGAAATGTGCGAAGCACTAGAAACGAATGTTAAAATTACAGTCGCCCCAGATGATAAAGGTTATGAACTTTTCGGAACAGGTGATATTGTAATAGAAGTTAAAGGATAAATCTGCCCTTAGTTCAGTTGGATAGAACAACAGCCTTCTAAGCTGTAGGTCGTAGGTTCGAATCCTACAGGGCAGGCCAATTTCGGAGTATAGCACAGTTTGGTAGTGCGCTGCGTTTGGGACGCAGAGGTCGTAGGTTCGAATCCTTCTACTCCGACCAATTTTGAGGAATATATGAGATTTAATAAGTACAACAAAAGTAAAGAAAATAAACCGCCCACTGGTGGTTTGACTGTAGAAGTTCGTGATGGAAACATCGAAGGTGCAATACGCATTATGAAGAAGAAATTGCAAAATGATAACTTCTTCGATGAACTCAGGAGTAGGACTTACTTCGAATCCAAAGGAACTAAACGTAGGGAAGCGAAGAAGGCAGCAACGAGAAGGTCTAAACGAAACATCGAAAAGACTAAAGAAAAACGTGATTATTAATAAGGTGATTTATGGCGCGTCAGCCGAAGACAATGCAAAAGGATGTAGTTAAACCTCGCAAGAAGAGGAAACCAATGACTGCCGAACAGAAACAGGCAGCAGGGGAACGTCTTGCAAAGGCGAGAGAGAAACGTCTTTTAGAAAACCCACCCCAGTATAAAAGTATTCACCCAAGTGTTGTTGAACGTGGTGAAGACGACCCATTGAATATGAAGAATATTCAGATTTGGATTAAATCCCAGAAGAATTTATTGTCTTCTGCTAAACGCAGTCTTAGAGATAAGATCAAGGGTGCAGAAGGAAAGGTTGCAAACCATGAAGCATACATTAGAAACCTTCAAAGGTTTTTGAAATATGGTATCTATGTGGATTGCATGTATGGAGAGTTTCAAGAGAGTAGGGTTAAGTATGCATCTATTGCCATGGCATACGATTCAAATGGAACCCCAAAACGTACTATGGGTGTGTACTATGCAGACCTTGGTTATGAATGGACAGGTAAATTTAAAGAGGGCGATGAAGGGTTAAATGAATGATTATGAAATGATTGTAATCTTTTTGGTATCAGTACCACTAACATATTTATGGTTAATTGCTAAGGGGCCTCACGATGGCGAAGGATAATGTATTACAGTTTCCAATAGACAGTAAAGTAAAAGTTGACAATACTGGTGGACTTGCACATGAACATATGATTTTTACCGAGAACTTGGTAGAAGCTCTTGTCGTGAATATGATTCATAACTTGGGCGAGAATGGTATTGATATAGATAGTCCAGACTTTTTGAGAGATACCGCATTCTTAGTTGAACTGCTCAAGGGTATGATATACAGAGAAGGTGGATTACCCCATCCATTACACAATTTCACAAAGTTGTTCGTGGGAGTGGTAGAGGAAGAGGACGGCAATTCCTATTTAGATATTGACCTTGACATGATTCAAGAAATCTCTGATGAAATGGGCGAATTCGAAGACGAATAAATCTATTGACAAAAGACTTGTTATGTGTTATTATAGTGGTAACAAAATAAAGTGAGAAAATTATGATTCTAGTGGATATGAACCAAGTTACTATCAGTAACTTGATGGTACAAATAAGTCAATCTAAAACCAAATCAGTTGATGAGAACTTAGTTCGCCATATGGTTTTGAATTCTTTGCGTGGGTATCGCACAAAGTTTGGAGATGCGTTTGGTGAACTTGTACTTACCTATGATAGCAAAAAGTATTGGAGAAGGGATTACTTTCCCAACTACAAGGCAAATCGCAAGAAGGACAGGCAGAAGTCTGACTTTGATTGGAACTCTATATTCCAAGCCCTAAATGCAATTCGTGATGAAATCCGTGAGACTTTCCCGTACAAGGTTGTTGAGGTTGAAGGTGCAGAGGCAGACGATTGTATTGCCGCAATAGTACAACACATTGCCGTGACTCCGAATGAGTTTGAACACATACTAATTCTGTCTGGTGACAAAGACTTCATCCAGTTACAGAAACACAACTTCGTTAAACAATATAGTCCAGTACTGAAGAAATTTATCAATGGTATTGATCCGTCTATATATATACGAGAACATGTATTAAAGGGTGATAGGAGTGATGGTGTACCAAACTTCTTATCCCCAGATAATACATTCGTAGATGAATTGCGTCAGAAACCTATGTCAAAGAAGAAGATTGCTGATTGGATTGAGTCCAAGCCAGAGGATGTCTTTACTGAAGAGATGATGCGTAATTATCAACGAAACAAAACACTAATAGATTTAGAGTGTATTCCAAAGGAACTGGTAGGTAGGATTCTAGAAGCATATAGAGAACCGCCCCAAGGTGACAGGAGTAAACTGCTAAATTACTTTATACAGAAAAGATTGAAAAATCTTATGGCAGACATTGGAGACTTTTAAGATGAAAACATACACACCCCTACTTTCTGAAGTTTTAAAGAAGGTACATAACGCTAAAACTAAAACCGAGAAGATTGCAATTCTCAAAGAATATGACTGTGACCAGTTGCGAATGATTATTAAATCTTCATTCGACCCTTCTATAGAGTGGGTTATCCCAGAAGGTAATGTTCCATACAAAAAGAATGAATCTGCTGAAGGTACTGAACATACAGTGCTTCGTAGAGAGTCAAGGAAACTTTACCACTTTATCAAGGGTGCTAGTAACAATCTTCCCCTATTCAAAAAAGAGAACATGTTTATCCAGATGTTAGAAGGATTACATCACTCAGAAGCAGAGTTGATATGCGCTGCAAAAGACAAATCCTTACACAAGGTATTCAAAGGACTTTCAGACAATGTTGTGAAAGAGGCCT